TTAATCATGTAAGGTTCACCAGTCTCTGCTCTAGCATTTATGATTTGAAACCATAAAGCTCTAGCATTTATAGTATTGACAGCTTCATTAGTTTTAGGGTCAATTAATCTCCAGTCTTCATCATTCTTAACAGCATCTAAGAATGCATTAGTTATGTTAATACCATTGTGTAGATTTAAACACTTCCTATTTATGTCACCACCAGATTCTTTTCTCATGTTAATAAACTCTTCAATCTCTGGATGACTAACATCCATGTAAGCAGCATAAGAACCACGTCTTGTAGTGCCTTGATTGAAAGCTAACATCTGCGAATCTACCACATGCATGAATGGAATTGAACCAGTAGAACGAGAGCCATGAGTAGTAGGTATACCATTACTCCTAACATCTCCCCAATATCCACCAATGCCTCCACCCGAACTTGCCAACCATATGTTCTCGTCATAGTGAGCAGATAGCCCAGTCCTACTATCAGGAACATAATTAAGGAAACAACTGATAGGTAGCCCACGAGTAGTGCCTCCGTTGCTAAGTATAGGAGTGCTAAACATGAACCAACAATCGGAACTGTAGTTATAAAGTCTTTGAGCCATTTCATAATCTGTTTCTCCTTTAAATGTTGCACCAAATACTGATGCTCTTGCGAATGCTTCTTGGGCATGTGTCTCTCCATCCCAAAAGTATCTATCTTTTAATGTGTCTAAACTAAACTTATCAAAGTTTTTTTCTTTGTCATAGTCTATCATTATTCCTAAATAACTTTTAGTTCCGACTTTATCTTCTACCATGTTTCTCCTCTAGATGTAAAGCAATAATAGCATAATGTATTATTTTATATAACTCTACTTGTTTGTTATCTTTCTTACCATATCGCATAGCATACTTCATAATATTACCAATAGCAAAACCTTCACCGTGACCAGCATCTATAACCATGTCAGTAGCTTGATACTTACCATTAGAATAATGTTGAGCATAAGTCTTATCAATATATTCTTTTATTAAATTTAAAATTTTACCTTCGTTGAATTTATAATTTATTTTCTTTTTCATAATATTCTTTTTTTGTTTGTTTATAAAACCATCTTAAACTATATGCACTTAACATAAATTTATTATTAGCAAAGATGTGAGTTTGTTCTGGTAAAAACTCATGTAGATTCTTCTTATTAATTCTAGAAACATCTTCTCCCTCTGGTATCATAGTTCTTAACCAGTCAATGAGTTTACCTTCTGCTCTTCTTCTTATTAGTTTAGACTTCTTGCCATTCATAATTCTTTACCAGTTGCCAGTATCTTAATATACTATTAAACATTTCTTTATGTTTTTCATGTGATTCTGTTTCCCAAATGTGATACAGGATAATACTTGTATCTGCTCTATCAACAAAGATAGAAACTCTAGTAGGGTCATCAACCTGACAACCTTGAGCATAAGCAGACAACTGCATACCATGTTCATCATAGACTAACTTAGCTGGGTCTTTACCTTCAAGGTTATCTTTAGTTTTAAAGTCCACAAAGATTCCTGACTTACAGTATAAGTCTATCTTACCACCATAACCTTGTTCAGCACAGAAAGAATCCTCTGCTATCCAGTCTTCGTTAGGAAAGTTCTCGTCTAACCATGCTTGAATAAGTTTGTAAGGTTTAGTCTTAGCTTTACCTAAGAAACCTTTTTCTATTTGAGCATGTATCTTTGTCCCTTGCTTGGCTGCTTTTAAACCAACCTGTCTAGCTTCATTCTTACATCTGTAAGTAAAAGAATCAAAAGGTTCTTGTTCTCCTCTATCTAAATCAATTGCTGCTTTGATAGCTTGAGTAAGTTTCCAATTCTCTAAAGCTGGTTTAGCAACCATACCTAAAATGGTTGTGACTGAAGGGACAAGTCCAATACTTTTGGCATCTCTTAATGTGGTGTTTCTTTCTTTACCATTAGCACCTATGATTGTATACATAGGTTCTCCATCTCTAGCATACCAATGTCCAGACTCAGATGTAAACTTATTATACTTGTCTAATTGAGTTTTGTCAAGTGTTTTATTCATTTTCTAGCTCTTTATATGTTTTAAAGACATCAGATGTAAATAGTTTCTGTATATTTACTAACCACATCTTACTTGCTTTGTTGTCACCACCACAAACAGACTTCTTAAAATCTAATTTATCAATCAGTTGTTTTAGTTTAGGGACATCAAATATAAACGTACAGAATATGTCATCATCAATACAAAGATTATGAAACCAATAGTCTGATTCAGTAGCACAGATACCAGATGGTTTACCATATGATTCATACTCAATACATATGTTACCAGTCTTCATCCACATACCACGTTCTGACTTGACCTCAATCTTTTTATTAGTTAGCATATCTGCTATCCTATCTTCTCTTATCTGACCATACTCTAAGTCTAGGTCAAACTTCTTTCTATTTTCTTTAGTGGGTTTCACTCCAATTACCTCCTATTTTATATTCACCAGTTAAATCACATCGCATTTTAAATTGCTCTGTTACCTTCTCAATACACTCAACACCTACTCTTCCTACAGAATCAGCTTGAGATTCCTTGACTTGTAGTTGCCATTCATCATGGATGTTAGCAACAAACTTAGCATCATAAGTATTTAACTTAATCAACTCATATAAATTTATCATAGCTTGTTTCATTACAATAGCACCACTACCTTGTAGTAAGGTATTAAGTGCAGCATGAGGACTTCTTACATATATCTTTCTACCATCAATACCTTTTAAGAAACCTCTGTTGGCAGCTTGTTGTACTCTGTCACGTAAAGTTTTTAATGCTGGTAAGTTAGCAAAGAATCTTTGTTTCAATGCTTTACCTTTCTTCATATCACCATTAATTATCTTACCTATCTTAGCATCACCAGCACCATAGACTAAAGCATAGATAAATGTCTTCGCTTGGTCACGTGTCTTCAGTCCAGCAAGTTCTTGATTGGTTGTATGGATGTCACCATTAACAACATCCTCAATGTAATCAGCATCATTCATATAGTGAGCTAACATACGTAACTCTAAACCACTAGCATCAATACCAACTAACTTATAGCCATCTGGTACAGTCCAACAAGCACGACACTCTTCACCGTAAGGACTATGTATGTTAGGGACTTGAGCCATGTTAGGACCTCGATGTGTCATCCTCCCTGTAATAGTACCATTAGGTATAACCTTACCATGTACTCTATCATCTTTAACAACATCAATCCAAGATGATACTTGAGCTATACGTTTCTGATATAATAAGAAATCAGCAATTAGTTTAGCTTCTTTGATGTGAGTAATCTTTTTAAGTGTACTCTCATCCACAATAGGTTGACCAGTAGGAGTAAACCTTTCTGGTTGCCAACCAAAGTCAACAAGATACTCACCTATTTGTTTACGACTACCAAGATTAAACTCAACTAACTTTTTACGCATGAAGGGTTGAAAGTTTTGTGTGTTCATACAATGTATATACTCCTCATCTGTAAGTCCTCTCTTACTAAGTTCACCATCCTTCTTAATGTAAGGTGTAACTTGTTTATCATCAACCCATTTAGGTTTAAATGTTTTCTGTACTTCATCCTCTACATCTGCCATTTTTTGTTTAAGCTCTGCTAACAAAGTCATAGCTTGTTTACTATCAAAATGGAAACCATTTCTTTCTTGTTCACATATAATAGCAGAAGTCATTTGCTCTAAGTCAAAGGACTGCTTACTAAATCCTAGTCCTTCTTTCTGTAAGAACTTATATACAGCTTCATTCAGTTTAACATCCTGTACACAATAGTCTAGCATTTGTGGTGTATAGTTATTAAACTCTGGTTGTTCTTGTTTAGGTATACCTAATCTATAACCCCAAGTCTTGAGACTATGTCCATTCTCTCTGACTGGATTGTAAAGTCTTGACATAACAAGAGTATCAATTACCTTACCTCGATACACAAAGTTATGTAAACGTTTGAGTATCTGTAAATCAAAACCTATAATGTTATGACCAATTAAAACTTTAGCACTATGTAATAAGTCTAGTGCATCTTCAATTTGATTTGGTCCAAACTTATATACTTGTCCATCAACTTGTTTAGCTACAATACACCATATCTTAGTAGCATCAAGGTCATCTGTTTCTATATCAAAAATAAGATTCATTTGTAAATGTTTCCTCCTCTGTAGATTCATGTAATCTCCCAGTTTCAACGTCATATTTTAAACTACAAGCCATACCAGTATCACCAGTATACCTTGACTTCAAGACTCTAACCTTCGTCATGTTAGCTTCCTCTGGATTCTCTGCTTGTTGGTTTCTCTCTAATGCAATAACACAATCAGACAATTGTGCTATTCCTTGTGAACCTTTGAGGTGAGAAAGGGACACTTGTATACCTTTTTCATGTCCTCTATCGCCTTGTGCTCTACGTAAATGTGATACCAGTATCATACCTACACCAGTCTCTTCAACTAAACTACGCAATCTATTCATTAACATATCAATACCACGTCTCTCGTCACCCTCAGTTAGTACGTTGACAAGCATATGTAGGTGGTCAACTACAACCCAGTCACATTCACACCCTACAATAATATATCTTAGCTTAGAAAATATCTCATCAATGTCTGTCGCACCAAGATGAGCATGGATAAATACTCTACCCTTCTCAATAGCTTTGTCAAACAAAGTATGGAGTTCATC